GCTGATGCTGGCAAAGACAGCGCAGTAATTGATAAATTGACTGAACCTGAAGATGTCGGTGAAGAACCACCTGATGAAACAGACGATCTTTCTCGTATACTTCAACTGTTAAAACGATAAGTACTAATATGAAAGTACAAGAAATATTAACAGAAGGTTTACAGTACAATAAAGCTACACGCATTATTGATAAGTTCATTGAGTTTGCTGCTAGCGAACTGCAACTAGATGAATTACCTAATATTGACTTACAAGACGGTAATGAGATTAGTGTAAAACATAGTTCATTCGGAGGGTATGGTAATAAGAATATTACCGTTACTTTATCCAATAGACATATTATGGATGTGTGCAGGACATTAGCACATGAACTTGTACACTATAGACAAGATTTAAATAACGAATTAACACCAGAAAGCGGTAATGATGGAAGTCCACACGAAAATGAAGCTAACGCACAAGCTGCGGTTATTATGCGAAAGTGGGGTAAAATGCATCCTAATCTGTTTAAACAGCCAGCAGTGGAATAACTATGAGAAAAAGCACTCGATCAATATTACAAGAACTTAGTGACATTGGAATTAGCCGTGATACCAACTTAGTTATAGAAAGTCGGGGGTCTAACCTAATAGAAAGCGCAATTAATTTATTAGAATTAATAAAAGAAAATTATGATTTAGAAACTGCTGCTGAATTAGAGCGCCGGTTTATTAATAGTATTAAATCAGGCGACGCTAACAAGTTTAAACGTAGTATTAAACGTATTCAAGAAAATAAGCAATAACACAAGCATTTTTAATTTAGATGCTAAATAATTATAACACTTACAGAGTAGTAAGTTATGGTAATAGAGGAGAAATATCATGCCATCATTAATTGGAACAAACGTTACAACTAACTATTTAAAAATGCCTGCTCAACACACATACGGTGTTGGCGAAATCTACAGCAACTTTGGTACACGTCAATTACGTTTATTAAGAGTAACTGCAGTTACTGGTGCAACAGGTTCTACAACAGCTGTTGACTTTTCAGCTAACTATACAGCGTCTGCTAGCAAATTTGCATTAGCAGTTCGTGCATTGCAAACAGGTGCAGAAATTTATCAAATTTGGGTTCCTGGTACATCAGGTTTCTTAGTTGCAGTATCAGAAGATACACTTAACGATTCTGACACATCAGGTAACACTGCAGGTGGCCCAGTTTCTACCGCTACATATGGCGATTTAGAAGCTGCAATCACAGCAGCAGTTGCAACTGGTACAGGTGCAGCTACTGTAATTACTGCATTAACTGTTGATTCAACAGGTATTGCATTAGGCGCAGTTGCTTAATTAAGTCTCTTAGGGATGGGATTAAAAGGGTTCACTTTTTGTGAACCCTTTTTTTATGACTGTTAAATAGCATATGGAAGAATATAAACTTTATACATTTGTTGACATAACACATACTGGCCAATACAGAGCAGAACCAGGTAAAGAATCTGCACGATGGAAGGAACAAAACTTCAATACTATTGTACAAACATTAGGTATCCGTAGTAACATTATATATTATCAAAGTCCACAAGCTACCGAAGTAAGAGGTAGTTTAGTAGGGTTTGATACTGACGAAATTGTTAGACTGTGGCGTTTTGATTTTGCTACTGAACGTGAGTTAGTATATGAAGAAGACGGCGATCCTATTGCATTTCTTAGAGATGATTTTGAATTAGTGCCATACATACAAGGGTTGGATGAACGGTTGCATCAAACACACGCAGTATTCTTAACTGAAGGTAAAAATAAGAATATTGTTTTTTATAAAAAGCAATAAATATAAATGTTACACGATGTAACTCAACGAACGACCGAGAGAGCGATGAGATGTCATTAAAACCAACTGATATAGAAAAAAATAACTTAGAAAGCCATGTAGAATTATGCGCATTACGTTATCAAAATTTAGAAACCCGTTTAACAACAATTGAATCAAAAGTAGAATCACTTGCTGACAAGATCCAAGAAAGCCAATCGAGTATGAGTAAAGTAGTAATTGGTGCAACTGCAACAATTATAGCTGGCTTATTATCAACTGTGGTAACAATCTTAATAAAATTTTAATATGCGATTTAACGAATTATCTGTCCAATCAATACCGTTTCAAGAAACACTTAATACATTGCTTTGGAAAAATAATCAATTAAAAACTGAAATACGTTACCAACTACTGCTTATTGCTAGGAATTTTACAGAATTTTTAAAAGTAAAGTCAATACATTTAAAAGATATTACTATTAGTGGGAGCAACGCAAGTTACGGATATTCTGAGTTTTCAGATATTGATTTGCACCTGGTAGTAGATATTCCTAGCGATAAACCAGAACTTGTTGAATTATATGATGCTAAGAAAAATCAATATAATTTCACATACAATATAAAAATTAAAAACATTGATGTTGAACTATATGTACAAGATAGTAAACAACATCATGAATCTGCAGGCATTTATAGTATCATAAATGACAACTGGATTAAAGAACCAACACATCAAACACCTAGAGTAAGCGAACAAGAAGTAAACGATAAAGCTCGTAATTACGTAGGGCAAATTAATCAAGCATTAAAATCATCTAAATTAAAGTTAGCTAACGATACAATGGATAACATTAAACGATTACGAAAATCAGGTTTAGATGATGTGGGCGAGTTTAGTGTAGAAAATCTAGCATTTAAGGTATTACGCGCACATGGCAAGATTGATAAATTACGCAACCATATAAACAAATTACAAAGTTCGGCACTTAGCCTAGGAGAACAGAATGAAGATTAATGAAATTACAGATAAATTTAAAGTAATGCAAAGTAGTCCGCAAGGAATTAAACTTGCAGCACAAAACGGTACTGAAATAAATTTACCACCTGAACAGGCAAATTCAATTATTCCAGATCCACAAAATCCAAAATCTTCAGTATTAAATCTTAATACTCCTCAACAGGTACAACCTACGTTAGGACAACCTGAACAAGGCCAACCTGTACCTACCGGTACTGATCAATCAGCAGGTCAACCTGTACCTACAGGGGAACCTGCACAAGGCCAACCTGTACCTACAGGACAACAACCTCAATTACCACAAGTTGGATCAGAAGTTGAACTTGCAGATAACGTAGGGTCAACTATGCAAACTGAAAAATTTAATAATACCGATCTAGTTGATTCTGGAAAGAATGCAGACATTAGCGGTGATAAAACTGACGATTATATTAACGACATAACTAATGACGACGATACATATACGTCAGGTAGAAGTAAGCGCACTAGTAATCCTATAAAAGAATCAGCTGAATTAATTGCTATGTTAACTATTGCAGGGTTAAGATGAAAATAAACGAGCTTATTTCAAACTTTGAAATATTCATTACTAATGAAGAAAGAACGTTATTAAATAAATTATCCGGTCCAGTTAGATTATCACATTTATCTGACCGAGAACAATGTTTAGCAGAGAACATGATCCGAAAAAGTCTATTAAAAAAAATTGGCTTTGAAACACCATACGTACTTGTAAATGAAAAAACAACAGACTAGAATAATTAAAGAGTTTGCTGGTTATTTTGACCAAGAATTACAAACTACTTTACCAATTTCTGTATTACCAGACGGATCATTATTATATAAAGATTTTTTAGTTAAACAACTTGACAATACATTTTGGGGCGTGTATAATATACTGTCAAAAGATTTAATTAATGAATACTTTCTTAAAAGTTGTGCGTTAATTGCTGCAAAGGAATATAACAATAGACATTATGAAAAATATCAGTCAGTTAAATTGTTAGATAGCAAATATGCGTCAGCTACTAATGATACCACTATATTTAACCACAATATTGATCTAGTAACTGACAGTGAAAAATATTATGTAATGTTAACACGATTGGAAGAAAGTACAGCACTATCTCAGTACTACAAGCAACTGATTTTAAGATTGTTTCGTCAGTCTTTTATATAAATACGTAATAAGAAATAACCTAGGAACCAATTATGCAAATAACCGATTTAAATCAACGTATGACTAGTTTAAAACTAAACGAAAGTTTAGCTAAAAACTTTGGTTATAAAATACAGTTAGAAAACTTTACAGATGCTCAACTTGAAGATGCACGTAACAAATTACGCACTAAACTTAGCCAATTTGAAATGAACGAAAGCTACAACACTGTAGTTGAAAATACCGAGTATCAAAAAACTCGTATGTTCCTTGATGTGGTTAATCAAGAAATATTTGAACGTGAAGAAACTCCAGAAAAATGCATCGATGAAAAAGATGTTAAAAAGAAAAAACAAAAAACAGACGAAGGATACGCGCAACGTACTTTACGATCACGTGCTGAAAGACTTTCAGTCCCTAATACCTGGATTAATAGTGCAATCCAAAGAATTTCATTAGGCGAGTCAGATCGTCGTGAATTAACTGCAGAATTGAAACTAAGATACGATTTAAATGAATCACAAGCTAGTTGGATTTTGTTAGAAAACGAAGAAGGCAAAGCTGATATCATTATTAAAACCCGCGATATCGTTGATCGAATCACCGGCTGGTTAGAAGATGTAGCTGCTATGAGATCAGAACAATTTTTAGAATTAGTTGATGATATTAAACATGTTTCAGGTAGTGATGTTGCTCAAAAATATTCTAGTACAGTTAAACCTGCACTAGATGGAATTTACGATTCATTAGAACAAGCACGTTCAGGGTTGACTACAGGGCTTGCGGTTGTATCAGGTGACGAACCAGAAATGTTAGGTGAACCAACTCCGGGTAGTATGCCAAATCCCAATGCAGGCGTAGCTCCGGGACAAGAAGATTTAAATATGGGTGGTGCTCCTGCTCCGACCGGCGCTCCAGAGGAAGCTGGGTTAGGTGCTCCTCCGGCAGATGCAGGACGTATGAAACGCGAAAGTGTAGAATATAGCCGTAAGTTAGGTATGATGTTAAGCTCAAAAAAAAAGTAAATGAAACCGTTGAGCCGTTAGAAATTGCGTTAAAAACACTGCAAGCAGCAGCAAATAATCGTAACTGCTCGGCTCAAGTAACTTGGAAAACAGCATCAAAAATAAGTAAAATGCATATTGATCAACCAACATTTGCACTTAGATATGAAGCAGAAGGCCCAGAGGGCGTGTTGCATCAATATGTTGATCATTACGATGATGCAGGGCTTGTTCTTAAAACCAATCAGTTACAACAACACCCAGTAACACAGCATACTGAACCAGAAAGTTCTAGAGATAAATGGACTAAGGATGCAGTAAAGAGAATGAAACAAAAAAAGTAGTTGACATTGACAGTTAAATGTATTATAATTATGTTATGAAACTACTAACTGAAAAATATCAATACACACCAATAAACAGACAATCCGTTGAGGGCAAGCGTTTATATTCTTGCCCTGATGGATCTAAAGTTCCTTCCGTAACTACAATCCTATCAGCAACTAAACCAGAAGAAGATAAAGCTGCACTGCAAGCGTGGCGTAAAGCTGTTGGCTATGAAAAAGCACAACAAATTACGACTGAAGCTGCTAGTCGTGGAACTCGTATGCACAAATTTTTGGAAGATTTTGTCGCACAAGGATATATAAACGAAGCAGGTACTAATCCATATAGTCAGCAAAGTCATAAAATGGCTCAACACATTATAGATCACGGATTAAAAAACGTCAACGAAGTATGGGGTAATGAAGTTGCGCTTTACTATCCAGGTTTATATGCGGGTACTACAGATGCTGTAGGGTTACATAACGGTGAACCTGCTATCCTTGATTATAAACAATCTAATAAACCTAAAAAACGTGAGTACATTGAAGATTACTATCTTCAACTAGCTGCATATTCTATTGCACATAATAAGATACACGAAACTAATATACAAAAAGGGGTAGTACTTATGTGTGTTAAACCGCCCGAACTTTCTCCGTGGGTATGGGGTGAACCTCAATATCAAGAGTTTATACTAGAAGGATCTGAATTTAACAAATACGTTAATAAATGGTGGGATCGGGTGGATGCATATTACAGTATGAACGGATAAATACAACAAACGGAGATTATTATGGCAACAGTCACAAGAATAAACGGTTCACTTGCAAAAACAGGAACCCTTTATAACACAAATGCAAACGCATATTTAATTACAGTAAAAATTGCAGGCGGTACTGTAATCGATTTACAAGCTGAAGATAGTTATATTGATGCATCAACCCAAATGGCCGATGGCATATACGAAGCTATTATTAAAGAGATTAACCCATTAGCATATTATGCACCTGCTGCATCAACTGGGTTAATTCATGTAATCATGGATAAATCAATTAACGATGCTACTGAATTGCAAACACGTATTCGTAGAGTGTTAGGCGACCGTGATATTACTGGTACAACTAACGCAACTGTTACGTTAACCACTACAGCTGCAATTGCTACTATGGTAGGTGCAAGAGTTTACGGTCCGGGAATTGTTGGTGGTACTACAGTAGCGTCAATTAGTGCCGGCACTAGCATTACACTTTCTACTGCTGCAATTAGTTCAGTAACAGGCGGAACTTTTACTATTGCATTTGATTTAACTGGAACTACAGTTACATTGGCTACAACACTCACAATCGCTTAATTAACTAGCCCTAGTAAAAAACTAGGGCTTTTTTATGACTAAAATATCATAAATATAGAATAAGAGGATATTTTACATGGCAGTTTATCAAATTTCAAAAATTCAAATACGTAGAGGAAAGTCTAGAACTGGGCCTGGATTCCCGCAATTAGCATCGGGTGAATTAGGTTGGTCGCTTGATACTCAGGAACTGTACATCGGTAATGGATCAATATCAGAAGGTGCCCCAATTGTTGGAAATACTAAGATCTTAACCTCTAAAGATATTATTGGGGGTGGTTCTGGGTTAGTTAATAGCATAGAGCATATTTATAAATCACAAACTGGTAATATCGTTACCGGGCCTACTGCAGTAGTACGAAAACTGCAAGCATTACTTGATGACAATGTATATGTTACTAGTTTTGGTGCAGTTGGTGACGGTGTAATTGACGATTTATTTGCAATACAACGCTCAATTAATCAACTATTTGCAAACGTAAATGGTAGATCGTATATGGACGACGGTACTGGTACTGCACAACGTGCTACCCTTAAAATACCACCTGGTATTTTTGTTATTTCAGATACACTAATATTACCAAGTTATACAACGATAGTCGGTGCAGGCATTGATAAATCGTTTATTTACTATACTGGAACTAATTCTGCATTAAAATTTGTAGCTGATGTCGAATCGCCATACGACGTTACTAGACCACGTTATATAAATGTATCAGGAGTTACTATAAGACAAGCAAGTGAAAATATTGCAACTATTGGTTTAGAGATTAATAACCTTAGCAATTCATCATTCCGCGATGTTAAACTAGTAGGTAACTGGACGCTTGGCACATCATTAGATAACAAAGGCATTAGCATTACTAATACTGAAAATGTTATATTTAACAATGTAATTATTACTAATTTCTACTACGGATTGTACATTGGAGATGCAGTTACTAACATTGAATATAATACAGGATCTATATCAAACACTACATATGGCGTTGCATTAGGTACCGATTTAACTATTGCAGATTTAGGTGCATCAAATGTTCATCTTTCAAATTTAAAATTCGAAAATATTAATGCTAATGGATTTGTAAGCAATATCGGATCGTCAAACTCTGTTACTAATTGTACACTAATAAATGTTGGCGGGAGTAACGATACTGCTCCTACTTATCCACAAATATTCTTTACATCTGCAAATTCTTCTTGTTCTAATATTAGATCTGATAGAGTTGCGTTATTAGCACCATCGTCGTTGTTGCCTAGATATGTTCCGGAAGTATCAGGAGTTGGTACATACACTAGCTCTACATATACTGCTGATTTATTGTTTACTGTATCAAGCTCAGATATTTTAAGATTACCGTTGCGAACAGCAGTTGACGGTTTAATACAAGGGTCAATTTCATATGAAATTAACTATGCATTTAGCGGGTTATTTACTAGACAAGGTATAATATCAATTACTGCTAATGCTCCTGCGATTGTATCATCTGAAGAATTTACGTGTGATGCTACAAGTGCTGACGGAATAAAATTAGATTTTACAGTAGCAATTGAAAGTAATTCAATTGTTATTTCATACACAAACAGTTTAGCTGACAATGTCGGTATGTTAACTTACTCATATACATCTAAATTTTAACCATAACTGTAGACTTATCAGGAAAAAGAACGTATAATTACGTTAAATGATAAGAGATAAGTCTACTTTTTTACACCTTATATCTCATTGTTTTATATAGTATTTCTTTTCAATCTAATTCTATTTTTAGAGAATAGTCTGCCAAATAAATACTAACCTAACCAGAAGTGAAATTATATGAATAAAATAACAGTAACAAAAAGAAATGGCACTCAAGTAGAGCTTACGATTGATAAATGGCAGGCACAAATTGCAAAGATTTGTAGCGGAATTGCTGATGTAAGTCAGTCTATGATTGAAATTAAAAGTCAGCCACAATTTTACGATAATATTACTACATCCGAAATTGACGAAATTACACTACGGGCAATCGTTAACTTAATTGATGTTGATGCTAACCCAGATGTAGGTCATACTAATTACCAATACGTTGCAGGCAAACAACGGTTGTCTATGCTACGTAAAGATGTATACGGCCAATACGAGCCACCACATCTATATACAATAGTTCAAAAGAACATTGAAGTTGGTCTATACACTCCAGAATTACTAGAATGGTATACTGTAGACGAATGGACCAAAATGAATGACATGCTTGATCATTCAAAAGACGAAACTTATTCATTTGCTGCTATTGAGCAGTTAATTGAAAAATACTTAGTACGTAATCGTTCTACTAAAGACATTTACGAAACACCACAGATTAGATATATGATTGCAGCTGCAACTGTGTTCCATAGGGAAGAACCAACTGCAGCTAGAATGAAATTTATAAAGGAATATTACAATGCGGCGTCTGATGGTTTATTTACTCTTGCTACTCCTGTTCTTGCTGGGCTCGGAACTCCAACTAAACAATTTAGCAGCTGTGTTCTCATACGCAGTGATGACGATTTGGATTCTATATTTGCTAGTGGCGAGATGATGGCAAAATATGCTAGCAAACGTGCTGGCATAGGTTTAGAAATTGGACGTGTACGCGCATTAGGAAGTCCTATACGCGGTGGTGAAATTATGCACACAGGTATGATTCCATTTTTAAAGAAATGGTTTGGTGACTTACGTTGCTGTTCACAAGGTGGAATTAGAAATGCTAGTGCTACTGTGACATATCCAATTTGGCATTATCAGTTTGATGACTTAATTGTACTTAAGAACAATCAAGGCACAGACGAAACACGGGTACGCCATTTAGACTACAGTGTAGTATTAAGTGCATTCTTTTGGCGTAGATTTAAAAACAAAGAAAACATAACATTTTTTGATCCTAATGAAGTACCAGACTTATACGAAGCGTTTTACACTGATACAGTTCTCTTCGAAAAACTGTACCTACAGTATGAAAAAAATACAGGAGTTCGGAAGAAGACCATGTCTGCGGAAGAAGTATTCAAAGGAGGACTCCTAAAAGAACGAACTGACACCGGGCGCATCTACTTAGTCTTCATTGATAACGTAATTAAACAAGGACCGTTTGATCCATTATGGCATACAATTTATCAAAGTAATTTATGTCAAGAGATTTTACTTCCAACTAAAGCATTTAAGCGTTTAGATGATCCAGCTGGACGAATTGCATTATGTACACTAGGTAGTATCAATTGGGGAGCTTTCCGTAATCCGGAAGATATGCGTAGAGCATGTCGTATTTTACATCGCAGCCTAAACAACATCTTAGACTATCAAGATTTCTTGTCTGTACACAGCAGCGAAAGTAATCAAGAAATACGTCCATTAGGTATTGGTGTTACTAACTTAGCATATTGGCATGCAAAACGCAACTTTAAATACGGCGATGCAGATGCATTAACTGAAGTTAAAAGTTGGATGGAACATCAAACATTTTTCTTAACAGAAATGTCAGTTGAACTTGCTAAAGAACGAGGTGCATGCAGAGACAGTGCAAAAACACGGTACGGACAAGGTATCTTTCCATGGGAATTACGTGCAGACGGAGTTAATGAATTAACTGACTTTACTCCGGAACTTGATTGGGAACCATTGCGTTCTGATATGAAAGAGTACGGTGTACGTAATGCTACAGTAGGTGCTATTGCTCCAGTTGAAAGTTCTAGTGTAGTGATTAACTCAACTAACGGCATTGCAATGCCAATGCATTTAATACAAACTAAAGAATCAAAATCAGGTTCACTTACACAAGTAGTTCCGGAATATCATAAGTTGAAAAACAAATATCAGCTTATGTGGGATCAAACTGATTGCGTAGGTTATTTAAAAACTGCTGCAGTATTAGCTGCATACATTGATCAATCTATTAGTACTGATACTTTTTACAACCCTGCACACTTTGAAGGTAGAAAAGTACCAACTACACTAATTGCTAAAAACTTAATGTTAGGACTTAAATGGGGGATCAAAACCTTTTATTACAGCCTAGTGAATAAACAAGGTAGTAAAGAAGAAGCCGAAGTTGATTTACCTAGTGCAATTATTGAGGACGATGAAGAAGGTTGTGAATCTTGTAAGTTGTAGCCTGTAAATTATAAGTTTTCTGTAAACTATAATAAATAAGTGTACAGGAGATTATATGAATTATCAAAAAATATACAATGATATAATAATTAGGGGACAAACTAGATTGTTAGAGGGATACAAAGAAAAACATCATATTATTCCAAGATGTATGGGAGGAACTGATGATACAAATAACTTAGTATTCCTAACTCCAGAAGAGCATTATTTGTGCCATCTGTTGTTAGTTAAAATATATCCTAAAAATATTAGATTAGTTAAGGCTGCTATATTTATGGCATCGTCAAACAGCAATCATCAACGCAATAATAAAGCATACGGGTGGTTAAAACGACAATTTTCCGATTATATGCGCGGCCCTAACAATCCACAAAAACTAAACCCTATTAAAGGAGAACAGCATTATGCATTTGGAAAACCTCTTTCTCCTAACCATTTTACAAAAGAAGGTAAAAAAGTGTTATCAGATAAAATGATAGGAGAACATAATCCGTGTGCCGGAATTAAACCGTGGAAACATCCAAGAACAACCGATGTTACACTAGCACTATGGAAAAGAGCTGATGCAATTTATGATACATGGGTAGCACATAATATGCCATCTTACTGTAAACTATTTGGATTAGTCATGGACAAGAAGTATGATTGGCAAAATAAGAATCACGGTAAGGAAATAGGTCCATTTATGAATATGGTAAAATATTTTAGGAATGGTTGGATACCTACTCAAGATATAGAATGGAATAAATTATGAGCTATAGTTTCATTAAACAATTTATTACTGAAGGTAAGCCAGCATCTTTAAAAATAGATGCGTTACCGTACAGTATGGACGATTTAAGCCCTGCTATCTCAAAAGCAACATTAGAATATCATTACGAACATCTTGCTAAAACATACGCAAAGCGTTATAATGCAGGAGAAGGTGATCCTGTGTTTAACGAAGCAGGCGTATTTTTACACAACATCTTATTCCAACAGTATCAAGAGTCAACTGGCAACCTAAACAAGCCAGTTGGCAACGTGTTAGAGTTAATTGAAACACATTATAAAACTTTTGATAAGTTTAAAGAAGAGTTTTTAAAAGTAGCAATGGGCATACAAGGCAGTGGTTGGGTTTATCTTGCTAAAAATGGTAAGATTAAAACAATAACTAATCATGCTATTAAAAAAGACATTGTACTGTTAGTTGACTGGTGGGAACATGCATGGGCGTTAGACTATCAATCAGATAAGAAAAAGTATTTAGAAAACCAATGGAAAATAATAAACTGGAACTACATAAATGAAACAGTTAGTTAATTTACACGCAATAGAAAACGGAGGCCTTCCGTATTATAAGTGGAAGGCTGCTTATTTAACAAGACACGCAGTTAAGCACATTCAAACGCAATCTGAAATGATTCTAATTGCAGTATGCTTACTGTTGGTATCATTAGGGATACTTAAAAAATGAAAAAAACAATTATAATTAGTTTTGTACTATCGATGGTATTATTAGCAACGTATGTAATGTACGATTATTATACTCCTATTACACAAATACAATCAATTAATAACAGTAGTTTAGTAGATGAAGCAAAAGTTAGTGGTACTCGAGAGCCTGCAAATGTGTTAGAAGACGGGGCTACTCCGCCTAGCGATAATAATAGAGTTGAAATTAAATTACCATTTATGATAGCCGAGGTAGCATTTAACGAGGATATTCCTTGGGAAACTGTTGCAAAGTTACTAACAATTTTACTTGGCACAGTGTTGGGTGTTAAACTTATTAACAAATATATTGATTAGGATATATAATGGACAAAAAATTAGTAATATCAATGAGGCATAATTTAAAAGTTGAATTACCACTTAAACACGATGTTAACACTAACGAATGGGTAATGCGTCTTCCAGAAGAAACATTAACTGACATAACTAAGTATCTTGAAAGTGCGTGGTATGCACTAGACGAAAAAAGCACAATAAGGATTGTAAACAATGAATGAACTTGTAACAAGAGAAGTAACAAATGACGAATTGTTAGATGAAAGACTTAAAGAAAAATTAAAATTTTGGGGTGTACCTGACAATTTTATAATTGAAGACGAAGCTAAAGGTCCTATACTTGCTGCATTATCTGAGGATGATGTATTAAGTGTTTACATTGATAAAGAAAATGGGTTATGCATAAACTACTCAGGTGACGGATTTGACGGATTCGACGGACATCATGATTTTATACCTAACGTATCGGTGTAGCTATGAGTGAAGAACAATATAATTTAGGTGAACACACTAACTACTTGTCTAGAAAGTTATTTCTAGACGGTACCGTTACAATTCAACGATTTGAAGAAGTACGGTATCCGCGTATTCAAAAATATGAAGCTACTGCTAGAGGTTTCTTTTGGACACCAGAAGAAATATCATTAAGTAAAGATGCTAACGATTTTAAAGATGCGAGTGATGCAGTTAAGCATATATTCACTAGTAACTTACTAAGACAAACTGCATTAGATAGTTTGCAAGGCCGCGGACCTACACAAGTGTTTACACCTGTAGTAAGTGTACCTGAAGCAGAACTGCTAATGCTTAACTGGGGCTTCTATGAGTCAAATATTCATAGTCGCAGTTATAGCCATATTATTCGTAATATCTATAACATTCCAAAAGAGATATTTAACACTATACATGATACTAAAGAAATTGTTGACATGGCAAGTAGTGTTGGCAAATACTACAATAGATTGCATAAACTTAACTGTCAAAAAGAACTTGGTATTGAAGTTCTTGAAAGAGACCACATTAAAGCTATTTGGCTTGCACTACACGCAAGTTATGCATTAGAAGCATTCCGATTTATGGTATCATTTGCTACTAGTTTAGCAATGGTCGAAAACAGGCTGTTTATTGGTAACGGTAATATTATTGCATTAATTTTACAAGACGAGCTGTTACACAAAGAGTGGACTGCTTATATGATCAATTTGGTAATAAAAGATGATCCGCGTTTTACCGAAATTAAAGCAGAGTGCGAAGAAATAGTGTATAATATGTACTTAGATGTGATTAGAGAAGAAAAAGAATGGGCAGATTACTTATTCTTAAAAGGTCCAGTAATTGGACTTAATGCTAACATCTTAAAAGAATTTGTTGACTATACTGCAGTACACGCTTTAAAAGAAGTTGGTATTAAGTATCGCGAAACAGCTCCTAAATCAACACCTATACCGTGGTTTAACAAACATTCCGACCCGAGTAAAAAGCAAACTGCTTTACAAGAATCTGAAAGTGTTAACTACGTTATTGGCGTTATGAGTGACGAATTAGATTATGACGAATTACCAACATTGTAACGACATTTGTGCATGCATGGGACCGCAGGGCGATGATCCTGTATGTCCATGCGAAATGCTTAGAGAAGGAAAACAACCATCATATGAATTATGGACTAAGACAGACGTAGAGGCTATGAACAATGCGGTCGGACAGATATTTAAAAAAATCTCGCAAGGGTAACGGCGCTGCAGGAAATGCAAATCAAGCAATAGCACTAAATTCACCAGCGAGAGTAAAAGCTATGATGGCCAATATAGCAAAAATTGATTGGTCAAACCCGTACAAGGATTTTATTAAATGACAGCAATTATATGGTCAAAGGACCAGTGCAGTTACTGTGTGCAAGCTAAGAGCTTGTTACAAATGAAAAACATCAACTTTGAAGAACGAAACATTTCAAATGGTGGATGGACTAAAGAACAACTATTAGAAGAAGTACCAACAGCAAGAACACTACCACAGATTCAAATTGATGGCAATTACATTGGTGGTTTTTCAGAATTACAACAATACTTAAAGGCAAATTATGATTATAGATAAAGGCGTATCACCAGGCGAAGTAGTAACTCTTAAATTAACTTCAGGTGAAGAACTTATTGCATCGCTAGTTGAAGAAACAGAAAAATACATTAAAGTTTCAAAACCACGTGTATTAACAGCAGCACAAGGCGGTATTGGAATGGCTCCTTACTTGTTTACAGTTGACCCAGATAAAACAATTAAAATTGCAGCATCAACTGTAGTAGTATTAGAAGCAACCGAGAGAGAATCAGCTAAATCATATACAGAAGCGACTTCTAGTCTTATTGTATTATAAATACAGTATGAGCATATCTCCTAATAATTTTGAGTTTGTATACGACGGGTTTGATTTTTCAGTGTTTGCTACGTGTGGAGAGAACGAAGTTGTACTTTCTGCAGAGACTTCATTACCAAATATTGGTGTTAGTTTATCATGGTCAGGTCGCACGTTTACTGTATCAGGAACGTTTTATAAAGTATTTGCAGAATCTACATGGTCATACATACCTGTTGGAAGTACTAGTACTACTTCAGTAACTACAAATAACATTGGAACTATAACGGAAGTACCGTCAACTATCTCAGCATTAATTAGTGGAACACATGATCCTAGAATTGAAATACCAATTACATATACAGTTAGTACAAAGAAAACTATAACAATTGATGTTCCTGGTACAGAAGAAAGTCCTGGATACTCATATGATGAATACGAGTACCATACACACGTAATTGATCATAAAGTATGTAATCATTGGGATGTATTTAAAAACCAATTAACAGATGTTGTATCAAGAGGAACATTATAATGCCACCAGTATCAAGATTAGGTGATAAATGTACAGGACACGCTGGCTGGCCTGCAAGACCAAACGACGAAGCCAGTCCTGATGTATTTGCAAATAATATCAAAGTGCATCGGCAAGGTGATCATTGGATAATACACTGTGACCCGTCACCCGACTGCCATGATTCAACATTAGCTGCAGGTAGCGGGACAGTATTTATAAACAATAAACAATGTAGTAGGATAGGAGATCCAGTAGCATGCGGATCTAAAATTGCACAAGGCAGCGGAAACGTATTTGCAGGTGGATAAAAGGAGGTGATAATTATGAAATGGGAAACACCAACGTATGTTGATTTACGTTTTGGCTTTGAAGTCACTATGTATATTTACAATCGTTAAAAAAAGGGCTTTTTAGCCCTTTTCTTATGAGTACGTATTAGTACATTGATTCCATTTGAATGCCACGTTTACTTAACTCAGCACCTAATGCTTGTAATTGGTTATCACCGGCTCTAGCAATAGCAGTTCTAACTTCATGTGCAATTTTTGGATCAAGTTGAGAAAGTACATGTTGTATAATACCTTGTACCTGCAAGTTTTGTTGACCTCTGTTATCTTCCGGTTTAGGTTCAGGTTTTTTAACTAAATCACTATTTCTATGATAGTCTTTTTTCTGTGTAGAAATATATGCATCACCTTGTTTTTTTAATTTAATGCCGGTTGACATATCTTTACTATAATTAGTTGCGTTGGATTTTTTAGTTGCCCATTGTCTAATGTAACGTGCTAATGAAGATCCTGCATTTTGCAAATCCATATCTTCAATAAGTTTACCAAGTTGAATCATAACACTTGGTAATTTTTCATCAATTGCATCCATTAGTTTACCGTATGTTTGCTTTTCTTTTTGACGTACTGCAGCGTCCATGTTTACTGGTAAATTTGCTAACTCGTGCAAGCCGTCAATACGTTTAAATTGAGGTACTTGCGATAATGCAATAAGTGGTGACTTTAAACCAACTACTGCCTTTTCTGATCCTCGGCCTAAGCTACGCGTTCCAACTGACATATAGTTTTCAGTAAACCATTTTGATCTAACTGATGCTAGTCTAAGAGTAGCAGCTGCAATATGTTTTTCTACAAGTGCTACTTCCATTTCATTTGATGGATCTTCAACATTTAAATCATATTCAGATAAAATGTCAGGTAACGTAATGCTATATAACGTAGATAAGCTTCTTGCTTTTCTAATCAATTCGTCTGTAAGATCTGAAGCACTTCTAGCTTCCATTAATTCTTGTATTCTCATGGATAATCCTTTTTGTAATAATATAGTGTATTTAGCAGTTTTTAGTTGACTTTTAACAATATTACTGTATAATGTGTTAATAGTATACGTTATCTATGCAAAAATCCATATTTTAAATGGGATTTTGTAGTTCTGTACTATATATTATATGTTTCGAGAGAAACTGAGATAGTTGGATTGAGAGATGTAATCAATCCTGCGAGTCTTGGCCAAATTAGAAACCCGCGAAATTCGGGAAGCCAGGCTTGCCA